GTGCATCGACGTCGCCGTCTGGATGCCGCCCGCGCCCTCGATCGACTGGTAGCCGCGCAGGTCCACCAGCGACACGTCACCCTGGGTGCCCACCGCCTTCGCGTGCTGCGTCACGATCACCGGACGGCCCAGCAGGAAGCCGTACGGATTCTGCTTGGCGCCCTCGCTGGCCGCGATGTAGACCGGCTGGTTGCCCAGGGTCATCGTGAACAGCTGCGGCAGCACATCGTTGTTCAGCAGCCAGACGGCGGTGCCGTAGGAGCCGGGCAGCAGACGCGCGACCATCTTGCTGGCGTTCGTGATGTTGAAGGTGGCAGCCGTCTGGCCGGTCTCCTTCGCCACCGAGACCACCGACGGGCCGGACAGCGCGCCGTACGGCACGCCGGCGCCGGAGCCGAACAGGATCGCCTCGTCCGTCTTCCAGCGGATGGACCTGGCCATGTTCGGCTCCAGGTAAGCACCCAGTGCCATGGCGTCGCCCATGAGCTCGTCGGACATCGGCACGAGGGCCATCAGCTTCTTCAGCTTCAGCTCCATGCGGCCGAACACCGGCTTCGTGGCCGTCGCCGCGGTGGCTTCGCCCTGCCAGTAGGCCCGCACGCCGTTCGAGCCCCACGGCGTGGTCTCGTCCTTCGGGATCGACATGCCATTGCCGGAGATCGGCAGGCGGTCCGTCAGCGGCAGCAACGCCTGCTCTTCCAGCGATTGCGTCCACAGCGAGTTGGAGAAGCCGGGCGGGATCAGGAAGCCGCCGTCGGCGCCGGAGCCCTCGGTGCCCACAGTACTGGGCGCGGCGGCCTGCATGCCGCCCAGGGACATCAGGCGCTGATCCACCGCACCGATGGCCATCTGGCCGCGCGCGACCAGCGAGGCGACGCGCACGGACGCGGCGTATTCGCCCAAGCTGCGGAAGCCGCGCTGCGGGTCGGCGTCGGCGTTGTGCTCGGTGGTGATCCTGGCGCCAGCGGCGACCGTGACACCGCCAGCGGCAGCAACAGCGACCGGCGGCGCCTGCGCGCCGCCACCGCCGCCGGACATGGCGCCGAGGCCGGCTTCCGCCGTGATCAGATCCTGCTCGCGGTTGATGGAGGCGTTCAGCGTCTCGATCGACGCCTTGTGCGCGTCGTACTGGGCCTGCTCTTCGGCGGTGAGGTCGCGGCCGCCGTCGGCAGCAGCCTTGTCGGAGAGCGCGCGCATCGACTTGATGGCGTCGGCCTTCTTGCCCTGGAGGGCGCGGAGGGTTGCGGACATGTTTCGGTCCCTTTCAGAAGTGAGAAAGCCGCCATCGAGGCGGCCAGAAACGACAAACCCGCCGGGGTGGCGGGTCACGGGGTTGCACAACGGCCCGAAGGGGCCACGCTCAGCGCGTCGAAGGACTCGCCTGCGGCTTGGGCCGTGCCAGCCCGGGAACGGTTACAGCGAGAGGATCTCGATCTCGCGGTTCATCGCGGCAGCGCGGCCGCCGCGGTTGGCGGCCTTCGCGTCGCGCTGCATCTTGCGCACCACGTCGGCCATCGACATCACGCCGTCGATCATCTTTTCGGCCAGCGCGGCGTCGGCGCCGAGCACCCGGCCCTGGCCCATGCCGTCGCGCACGGCGCCGATCGGCACGCCGCGGCCCTTGGCGACCGCGTTGGTGAAGGCGGCGTAGTAGTCGTCGGTGCGCTGCTGGAAGAAGCGTTGCGCCTCCTCGTCCAGGGGTGCGTACGGATGGCCCTCGGTCTTGAACTTGCCGGCGCTGATCAGCGTGATGTTCACGCCCATCGTCTCCAGCGCCTTCGAGATGTCCTGGTGGGCCTGCCAGACGCCGATGGAGCCGACCTCGCCGCCGGGCGTGCAGTAGAACTCGCCGGCCTGCGACCCGATCCAGTAGGCAGCGGACGCCGCGAGGCTGTCGGCAATCGCGACGATCGGCTTCTGGGCGCGTGCGGCGCGGATCTCGTCGGCGAGCTCCTGCACGCCGTAGACGCTGCCGCCCGGGCTGTGGATGTGCAGCAGGATGGAGCCAACGGTGTCGTCCGCCAGCGCGGAGTTCAGCATCTGGCTGATGGCCCCGGTGGTGGTGCCGCCCTCGCACATGTCCAACTGCTCGGCGTACTGGACGATGGTGCCGCGCACCGGGATCACGGCGATGGAGCCGGCCCGCGCCGGCGTCGGTCCGCGCGCGGCGACGGGCGCGCCCATGCCGACCTCGTCCTCCGGACCGGAGCCGTCCCGCCCTGCGTGCAGCGCGCCCGCCTTGCGGCCGTATCGCGCCGCCAGCACCGCAGCGTAGGCNTTCATCGTCTCGGGCCGAAGCGCCCAGGGCGTGCGCAGCACGAAGTCCAGGAAGTAGAAGTTCATGCGGTTTCTCCCAGCGCCACGAGGGACGCGATCAATTCGTCTTCGGTGCGACCGGCACGGTCCAGCGCCAGCCATGAAGCAGCAGCAGCCGCGTCGACCGCGAGCGCTTCCGCCAGGGTCTCCGGTGCGACGTCGTTGCCCCCCGCCACGTCTCCTGGCCATGCGGGCGGCGTTGCCGCGTACCAGCTCCTGCACCCGGGCGGTCGCGGCAGCGGTCAACGCAGAGCGCGCTGCGGACCGCGCCGCAGCCTTGCGGGCCCGGCTGCGCCGGCGCCGCGTCTCCCCGGAGTCGTCCTCNTCGTCCTCTTCTTCCGCTGTCTTGCCTGGGCGCTTCGGAGCCCGGGGTTCGAGCCCATCGTCGGCGGCGGATTCCTCCACCATGTTCAGCGGTCGCAGCGGCTCGTCCAAGCCATCGATGGGGTCATACCCTTCGATCTCGCGGCCCTCGTTTCGGGTCAGAACGCCGGCGTTGACCAGCTTGGTGATGTACTCCGCACGCGCCGCGGTGTCGCCGCGCATCATGCGCGCCATGTCGAATTCCGGCTCCAGCCCGAAAGCCTGGTCGGCACCGAGCAGGAAGAACTCGATGGACGACTCCCACAGCTCTGCGTAGGGCAGCATGCAGTCGGTCCAGAACTCGATGGCCTGCTGCTCGATGTTGCTGTACGTCGCGTCCGACAGGTCGCCGATCTTGTGCGGCGGCACGCGCCAGATGCTGGCGATCTCGCTCTTCTTGGCGGCACGGGCCTCGATGAATTGGGATTCCTTGTTGTTCAGGCCCAGCTCGTGGTACTTCATGCCGCCCTCGAGCACTGCGACCTTGCCGCGGTTGGGCCCGCCCTGCATCTCCTGCCAGCTGTCGCGGAAGGTCTTCTTCGCCGGCGTGTCCGCGAACCGGCCGGGATACTCGATCCAGCCCCCGCCAGGCCGAGCGTCGTTCGCGAAGAAGCGGGACGAGTAGGCCTGAATCGACAGCCCCTCCGCGATTGCGTCCCTGGCCAGCCCGATCGGGCTCAGGCCCATGTAGCCGTCGTCGCTCAAGCCGCGCAGGTGCCAGATCTCCTGGCGCGCGTACCGGATCTGCCGCCCGGCCCCGTCGTTGTACACGTAGCGGTAGCTGCCGTTGTCCAGCGGCTCGATCGCCATGCGGTCCGGGTGCAGCGGCAGCAGCTCGACGATCTCGCCACGATTGTTCGTCGTGATCTGGCAGAACGCGTTTCCGCGCAGGGCCAAGTGCCCCATGAGCATCAGGCGCCACTCGAACGGCGTCTGGAAACGGTTCGGCGCCTTCGCGAACAGCCGGTACAGCCAGTGCCTCTTGTTGCGGGTGCGCCCGCCCCCAGCCTTGTCCTGGTAGAGGACGAACGGCATCACCGCGAAGCTCTCGGCGATCACCTTGATGCAGGAGTACACCGTCGGCATGCCGAGCGCCGTCGCTGGCGTCACCCGCACGCCGCCGCGACTGAACTGCAGGGGCGCGAAGTAGAAGTCGCCCCACGGCGACCGATCGACCCCGCCGGCCCGGACAGAGCTGATGAACATCAGCCGCCCTTCGCCTCGCCGGCGTCACCGGGTTTCGGCGCCTGGATGCCGGCGATGTACGCCGTCGCGAGCGTCAGCACCAGCAGGAGCGCGCCGGCAATGGCGATGCCCCACCCGGGATTCAGGACGACGCCTCCGGCGAGGACCATCAGCCACCCGAGCAGCAGGCAGAGGTTGAACACTTTGATATGCATGGTCACACCGCCAATAGTTCGTAATCGGAGCCGATGACCATTTCGCCGTCGGCCGCAGTCGCCATGCCCACCGCCATCAGCAGGGCGACCATGTCATCGATCTTGTCCGGCGCCTTCTTCTTGTCCGGCGCCGTGTTCAGGTTCGCGTCCCTGCGCGCGACCAGGTTGGACGCGCACCAGTTCAGCACCGGATCGTTGCCGTGCCGCAGGTTGCCGGCCATGTAAGCCAGTTCGAGCGCCTGCATCGCGGGGTGGTAGCTGCGCGGCCCCTGGATGAACGGCTCCATCGGCAGGTTGTCCGCCTTCAGCTTGGTCACCAACTGCTTGGCGTTCCAGTCGTCGTACCCGATGACCTGGATGTTGAAGCGCAGCTTCGCGTCCGTGATGCACTTCTGCACCGCGTCGTAATCGGTCACCTCGTCGCCGGCCTGGATCAGCTTTTCGGCCTGCACCCACGCCTGATACGGCACCAGCCCGCGCTCCGTGCGCCTGTGCACCGCGGCGGCCGGAACGAACCGCCAGCCGTGCGTGTACCAGATGTTCTCCACCAGCCAGGCCAGCCGGAACGACGTCAGGTCGCTGGTGCTGCCGAGGTCCAGGCCGCCGTAGCACGGGAACTGCTCCAGCCAGTCCAGGTCTACGGCTCCGCCGCAGGCCTTCCACTTCACCACGTTGACCCAGCCGCCGGCCACCGACGAAGGCCGATTCAGCCGCTTGATCTTGAACTCGGCGTGCCGGCCCGGCATCTGCTTGGCCTCGATCGCCTCCTTCTTGATCTCCTTCAGCAGCAGCGGGTTGACGTCCATCAGCGGGTTGGCCTTGATCCAGGCCGACTCGTCGAAGTCGTCATCTCCCTTGATCCCGGCGTCCTTGTCCTCGTCGTCGACCGCGTAGTAGACGACGAGGAAGTGATCCGCCTCGATCATTCCCAGCAACACCTGCTTGGCGAAGTGCCGCAGCTCCGGCCACGGCCCGGGCGATTCGTACCCCTCGGTCGTCGTGAACAGGAACAGCGGGTTCGCCCGCGCGCCGGCCGCCGACTTGATGACGTTCAGCAGGTCATGCGTCTTGTGCGCGTGGATCTCGTCCAGGATCGAACACGAGGGGTTCAGTCCGTCCTGCGTGCTCGCCTTACTGTTGATCGGCTTGAACGTCCCGCCGTTGGCGTAGCTCGCGATCGCGTTGGCGAACGGCTCCAGAAGGAACGCTTCCCGAAGGTCGCTGGTGCGCTCGGCCATCTTCTTGGCGATGTCGAACACGATGCGGGCCTGCTTGCCCGTGGTCGCGCCCGAGATCACCTGCGGCCCGTTCTCCCCCTCGCAGGTCTGGCAGTACAGCCCGATGGCAGCCGCGACCGTGCTCTTGGCGTTCTTCCGCGCAATCGCCTTCAGCGCAGTCGTGAACCGCCTCGTCCCATCGTGGTTGCGGAACCCGAACAGGTTGACGATGAAGAAGACGTCGGACTCGTGCAGCCGGATCGTC